TGAGAACACATGTCAATAGGTGATGGCCCTTTGAGCCAGCCAGCACGTGGGAAGAGCTGCAAGTGTTCAATTTCCCGAGCAGAATAAACTTTGTCTAAGTAAACGTAGCGACGTGCAGCGTTTAGTGCGTCAGTTTCGGTTTCAATGGAAACCTGCCACGCTGGAATCTGCATTACGTCGTTTACACGTCCAGCAGAGTCGTAAGACTTATACCAAAAAGCGTTGCCGTAAAGTGCTAGGTCGGTTGCCGTCGAGTAGATGAACTCATGACGTTTCATTTGCAAAGATGGGTTGTTTACGAAGGTTGGGTTGTCCACAACCATTTCCATACCGGTGGCGTAACGTTTGGTAACCATTCCAAGGTTAGAAACAGTGGTGGCAAGTATCTGAACGCTACGCCAGACCGCTGTCAGCGTTAGAGCCGATTCAGGAGTGGCTAAAGTCGTAGAGCGTGAAGGAATCACAGGGGTAACTGCCCGAGTCTCAGTTTTAGTAAAAATGCGTTGCCAGATACTTGCCATCGGATAAATGATAATGCATTGGACTTACATTATGTCAAGTAAATCGGCGTGTCTAATAAACGCCAATTCCGTTGGGTCTATCAAGAGAAGCGACATAAACACCAAGAACCATAGAGATCACTGCATCAATCTCGCCTAAAGAATCACGCCTAGACAAATACCAATTCTCACCAACATATCTGGCAACACCACGTGGCATCTGAGCAATAAGCAACTGATCGGTCTGGTTCCAAGAAACCATGTTTTGGCTAAACAAACTGAACGTGGTCGAACAAGCAGCTGCAACTTCCTTGCTCCACAACTGCCACATCGGATACTTGCCGTCTTTGAGACGTTTCTGCAAGTTAGGCATTCTTGAACCATCCAACACAATGGCAGTGGCTTTGGTGCGACGGTAAACATCGACAAGCAACTCGAATAATCTGTTTTCGGAAGGGTTACGCAATGAAGCAACCAGTTCGGTCTGAATAATGCCATCAACCTTTTTGGCAGCACTAATTGTGGCGTGGTCTAGTTTGGTGGTTACGTCAAGGCTGATAACGCACCCAGTGATGTCCTCAATGCCGTTGCCCATGTTTGCGTAGAACACCGGTGTCGGTAGCCAAGACTCTGACGAACCAGAGATGAACTGGTTAAGTCGGTATCGTCGAGCTTCGTGTTCGGGGATGGTGGCTAAGTCGGTGAGTATGCGATCTAGTGGTAGACGGCCACACTCGACGGCAGGGTTACTAGCCAAGATGGCTTCAGCGTCAACAGCGGAGCCTTCGGGGGCTTCCCAACAGAAGAAACCAAAGCGTTCCAAAGCAGGGTCGCCGTTAGCCGAGCGTTCGCCTTGTTTGTAAAGGTCGATAAGTGTTTCGGACGTGGAGTCGCCAGCAGTAGTGATACCAATGATGATTCCATCGGGCGAAGCAGCCGTTCCCTGAACCACAGCCGTCCACATACCCTTCTTCCAGATGTGAAGTTCGTCAGCAAGAACGGTGTCCACTCGGAGACCTTGCAAAGCCGATTCTTTAGCCGGTCTAACGTCATACCTGGATAAACCATCAGCTGAGACAATGCCACGACGTTCAGTCGTCTTACGGAACATCGACTTCAACTCTTCGTTACCCATAATCGTTGCCAAAACTCGGGAATAGATAACCATTGCCTGTTCAACGTTGCTAGCAAGTGAGAGCGTCTGGCCATTACGCATAGCCACGCCCCAAAGCCCGAGTATGGATCCGATTAGCGACTTGCCCGATTGTCTAGGAATGGAACACACTACGGCTCGGTAACGGAGACGGCCAGCAAGTAGTGGGTCTGGGTGGTCAGACGGATAACGCTCCAAGATGGCCCGAAGCAACCAGCGTTGCCATTCGTCTAGTCGAACACCGTCGGGGTTATCCATGTCTCGGTATGCCAAGTCGACTACCTGGAGAAGTCGGTCGGCGTCGGACTCGAAGTCTTCCGATAGTGGCTTAGTCCATCGGGCTGGGAACAGCATTAGCGTTTCAGAAGTTCACGCAGTGGGTTTACTTCGACTGGCTTGCCAATCATGGCCTTCAATTCGTTCAGAGTCTTGCGAAGTTCACCGGCGGTCGACGTTTCGCCTTTGTCGTCGTATCGAGCAGCCAAAGCAAGTGCCAAGTCGGCATGAACCTGAGACTCCACGTCAAGCTCTAACGTATCAATCCAGTTCTTAGTTGTTTCGTAAATCATTGATTACCTTTCTGGTTCAACCCTAGTCAAACTTTTGGCTTATTGCGTAAAAAGTCGAGTCCATGCGGGCGATGTTTTGGCACTCTCAGAAAAAACCCGAGAGCCTATTGTTTTGTTATTTAGTTTTGAATGCGAAGTATTGGAGCCAGTTGACTAGCGTTCGATACTCACCGACAATGAACCCGATGTAGTTGAAGCCACGTCTGTGCTTGGGTTTGTAACCTAATCGAACCATCTAGGGTTCCTCCAATCGGTGCGAACTAGGGTCTTGTCTTGCTTGCGTGAGTTACAGCTACGACACATGGATTGTAGGTTGTCTATTGAGTGATCAGGTAAGCCGCCTGTGTGTGCTGGTGGGTTGATGTGGTCAATAGTCCAATCAGCACCTTCAAGTTCTTTATGGCAGGTTACACAGCGTGGCTCCAGTATGGTTTTGGCATAGGCTCTAGCAATCTTCCATTCTTTAGAGTCATGCCATTCAGCCATTATGCTCACCATTCTTCAGTGTGTCGGCTAACTCAAACAGGGTCTTGCGTAGGTTGATGGCCGCCGGTCTTTCCCATTCGATTGCAAGCTGTGAAACATACGCAACAATGCTCTCTCTTTCGACTGTTGCAGCGTTCTCTTCAAAGTCAGCAAGTAAGGCCCGAGTTAGGACTATGTAGTCTGGGTTGTTGCATCTACAGTTCATCGGGTTCCTTTGGTGGGTCTTCGTCTAGGTTGTGTGCCTGGCACGACTTGCAAGTGCAGTATGGATCGTTGACTAGGTTGCAGTGGCTATTGGCAGCACACTCGTAGTCGCATTCGCTGGAGCATACGTCGAGTATCATCGGCGTTCGCACCGGTAACAATCGCAACCAGGTTCATTGTCGAAGTCTAGGTCGTTGAAGTCTCGGGGCAGGATGAAGTAGCTGATGATTAGCCCGATGGCATACAAGCCACCGATGATAGAAATGGTTAGCAGCATCCAGGCAATTACGTCACGCATTCCCACACCAATCCAATACTGATACCAGAATGTCGCTTGGGTTCTCTTTGTTCTCGACACCCTTAGTGATGATGTTGATAACGTCCTTGCGGGCTTTTACACCCTCGATGTTGACGACTTGCTGAATGGCGTTCACCATTTCGTTTAGTTGCTGTTCTTCGATACTCATGTTGTTTCTCTTTCTATGATTTGGCATTCGGTGATTGGTATTTCTAGGAACATTTCGTTTTCGCTTACCGATGTGTTCTTGACTACTCGTTTGGCTTCAGCCAAAGCACTCGGTGGCACGATCAGGTAATGTGTCCAGGCACTGTTCATGGTTACGTGCATGTGGTGTTCGTTGTTGTATTTTGCTTTGCGAGCTGAGATGTGGATTGTTGAGTATTTGAATGGCCCGGTTTCCCAGTTGTGTTTCACTTCCACTTCGATAGTCCATTTGGCTCCTGTGCGGCCACTGGTGGCGATTAGGTCTGCACCATAGTCGTCAGGGTTTACATGGACATCTAACCAGCCTGTGCGTTCAAAGTCGTAGATGACTATGTGTTTGGCTAGATCGTTGGTTGCGTAACGGTGTGGGTCGAACATTGGGTGGTTTTCGTTCATGACAATGTTTTCTGTAATTCGTTTAGTTCGATTATGGCCAGCACGAATGCCTGGCGAACCAAGTCGCTTTGTGTGTGCTTTAGGCGGTCTTGAATGGATGCAATATGTGCGTTGAATGCGTAGATGGTGCGTTGGCGTTCTTCGGCTACACCGTTGGCGTGGGCAATGCGATTAGTTGTTATTACTGTGCTACTCATGTGGGTGATCCTTTCGTATTGTGCCGTCTGATAACCAGAATGTTGCGGCGGTAACTTGTCCATAGATTAGGTTGTCGACTCGGGACCGAGTTAGTCCAGTTAGTTGCATTAGCAGGTCGTAGCAAGCGTTGCGTTCTCTGAGTTGAGCAAACCAACGATCGCTGTGCACTGTTTCCTTGCGGAGTTTGTTATGCCATTCAAGCCATGCCAGACGATAATTCTCAACCTGTTCAAGTTTCTCTTTCGATAATCGTTTAATAGCCATTACTGCCATGCTTTCGGAATAAGTAGCACGATCATGGCTGGGAGTATCATGGCTACGCCGATTGGTAGGTCGACGATTAGCCAGGCGATGACGTATAGGGCTGTTAGGAATTTGAGCATTATGCGGCCAACATTTCTTCGGTGTCGTTGTAAATGCGGTCAAAGAGATCTGCTAGGTGTTCGGTTGGGAACCAGAATGTTCCAGCGGTTTTGAAGAGCTTGAAGAATACTTCACGTGTTTCTGCGTTGTTGCCGGCGAACTCGATTTGCTCCATGCATTCCATGAAGTAAATGTGTAGGTCGCTGGTTGAGCGTGGCTTGCGGTGGATTAGGCGTAGCTCTAGTGATTCGTATTTCTTGTTCTGTGTTGCGTTCATTTTGTTTTCCTTTGTTTGGTTAGCGGTTTGGTGTTGCTGTATTAGTTTGCGGCCTAAGTTTTGGTGTGTCGAGCATTTAGACACGCTTGTTATCAAACTGTTACCAAGTGATCATGATGGTTACGCCGGGTCGTCGGTGGTCTGAGTAGCGTTTGGCGGCGTGTAGGTCGGTTACTTGGCTGTCGTCTTTTATGAGCTGCACATAACGTGGGAGTGAGATTGCGTCGAGTGTGGCTCGCACGAGCTTGTCGATGTCGTAGGAACTTCTCGTGATTGGTTTCGGTCTACGCTCCCTAGAAACGCTTTTAGGTCTTTCTAAGGTAAATACCAAGTCAACTCGTATTGAGCCGTCTATGAGCCGCACAGGGGTCTGTAAGCCTATTTGGTCAGCAATGGTTTGTCGCCATGCGTTGAGTTTAGGGTTGGCTGAGATGATACGGCCGTTCCCGACGTGACGAAAGGAACCCTGCGGAACAGGATTCCCCTCGACGGTCAGTTGCATGTAGGGCATTAGAACGGTTGGTCGTCCATGATGGTCTGTTGTAGTGGTGTGCCGTATTTACGAACGTCATCCATGTCGATACCAGTGGTGTCTGAACCGGTCTTGATGTCTACTCGGATAACTTCAACATCGTTCACGTTTAGATCGTGAGCTGTTACTGTGTTTCCTTTTGAATCAACGTAGGTGCGGAGTGTGCCGTCAATGTTGGTTGATGGTCGAACACTGAGTGTGCCTGTTACTTCAACAAACGTCCCTTCCGTCCATTCACCTGGAACATTCATCCACAGCTTGTAAGCCTGTTTGATGTCTTTCTGTAATTTCTCGTTGTAAGACTTGTCCCAAAGAGTAACTACTGATGTGGATCCTGTTTTGCTTACCTGGAGAGTGCCGGCCACTGTAATCTTTGCTGCCATTTTGTTGTTTCCTTTTCTTGTAATTTCCCTATTAAGTATTTCTTAACAGTTCATTTATAGTTCCTTTATAGTTTATAGGACACCTATGTCCGCACCTTTGGTCACCAGTGTCCGCACTATGTGCCGTAGATGTCCGCACTTGCTACCTTAAATGTCCGCACCGACCGACGATGATTTAACGATCCATCGCAAGTGTCTGGACATAAATCAGCCAGGTAATAAACATTGGTTTGTGCAGCTGAACCTTTCGCCCAAGCACCATGAGTAATCACTTCTAACTCGCCTAAGTTGACTAAGTTATCGATGGCCCGGCGAACTTGACGAACCGAGACGTTAGCGTATTCAGCGAGAGTGCCCTGAGACGGCCAACAACCATTCAAGCCATCCTTACCCATGTGATAAGCAATACCCATCAAAACAAGTTTGGTTGAGCCAGTAGCCTGAGAATGGTGTAGAACAGCGGTCATTTCAATCGTGCTCATAATGTGATTCCTTTCAATAGTTGCGCAAGAGCAAGTTTAGCCTGCTGGGGGACAACGCCGTTCCCACAGGCTTTCAGTTCTTCGTTTCGTGTTAGCCCAACGTCAGTAATCCAACCATCAGGCAAACCCATCATCCATTCAGTAAATTTGGAAGATAGGCGATGGTTACCATCCTTACCGTCAGGATTAGTTGGTGCTGGTGCTGCTCGACCAATAACTTGTTCCCAACGGCGAATGGCTGGCTCAAACTTTCCCCAACTTGTAGTAAGGACCTGGTCTTCAATTCCGGACTTGGGAGCGTTAGCTTGAACTTGTTTTGTAGTTGCACCGTTAGCACTGCTAGTTCTTGGCGTTCCCATAAGTTCAATGTCTTTAGCAACATTCGACAACCATACTTGTCCTGTCTTGGATTTTGTTTCGGAAGTCTGTTGACTAGGTGCTTTGGTTCCTTCACTAGCGACCGGAGTTGGCAACATTTCCATACGAATAGCCACACCTAAAGATTTTCCTATTTGACCAGTCGAAGAACGTGCTTCTCGCTCGATAAAATAATCCAAGTCTTCGTCGTGCATAGTTGTATGAAAAACAGTTGGTGTAGGCATTAGGTCAGGCCGATTTACGACCTGAGCTAAGGTTACTGAGTGCATACTGCCAGGCTTTTGCTGAGTGCTAGACAAGTTGGCGGTATATTGGTCGCTAACTGTTGGGGTAGGCAATGATGAAGATTCGGAATCGGTTGTGTGCTGCACCTGCGTCGGAAGCTCGAACGCCTGCCCATTTTGCGTCATACCCGATATCGGCCAAGTCGCCGAGAACAGCTCCAAGTGCTCGCAAAGTAGGTTCTGTTGATCCGTCTGCCATACACCAATCGCAGAGTTCCACGTTGCCGTGTGCCGTGGCACTAAGTAATCCCCGAACATTTTCGATGACGACAAGTTTGGGTTTGATTGTTTCGATTGCTCTTGCAAATTCTGACCAGAGTCCACTTCTTGTTCCTTCCTTTAAGCCAGCACGTTTGCCAGCAAGTGATAAGTCTTGGCAGGGAAACCCACCGGTGAGAATGTCCACTTGTGGCACTTCTGTAAAGTCCACTTTTGAAACATCTCGATAATTGGGAACACCAGGGAAGTTCTTTTCAAGAATCTTCGACGGTGCGTCATCCCATTCACAATGCCAAACAACTTCAGCACCAGTAACGGCTGTAACAGCAAGGTCTAAACCGCCGTAACCGCTAAACAGTGAGCCAATAGTTTTCACGATAGGATTGTCGCTAGACGGCTTCTGTTGCGGTGGCCGAGCCGTTAGGCTGC